CAGGATCGGACCACAGTCGCAAAACAATGTCCGCGGTCACAATCGCCATAAAAACGCACGCAAAAAGATCGACCAACTCAATCCACTGCATTGCCGCACTCCCTGCAAAACTCCTCAACTGACCACCACAGCCGCACACATTGCCAGACTGCCCACACCGCCACCGGGCAACCGATCGACCACGCCAAATCCAGACAAGATTCTGCGATGTCGCCGATCATTTGATTCTCCTTAATACTTTTTCTGATTGCTCCTGCTCAAGCGTCAAGAATCCGGCCTGAGACATTAAATCAAACATTTCGCACGCTACAGGATTCAGCACTCCGCCAAGTCTTCGAGTTTCAAAAATTAGTCTTAGCATGCAATCTATAATCCGCTTTGATCGCTCGTCTGCTTCTGTATCATTCATAATTCAACATCCTTAAAACGGCACCCAATCACCATCCACATCTTCGGACCCTGTCACCTCGACAGGCTCGCTCATAGTTTCCGGAATCTCGTCATCAAATTCAACTCGGACAATCTTCTGCCACTTGCCCTCTGGCACCACCCACAGCCGCGAAGCCTGTCGACAGGCTCCGCTGTGCATCATCAGCAACGATTTCACAACGGTATCCGGTACCGGTTGCAGGCTTCGACATTGCCACCAGCCGACAGCTTTCTGCCGCGCGAAACCCTCGTGCTCAAGACACACCCACTCACGCACAACCGTTCCCGTCAGATTGCCTTCCCCACGACTCTCCGGATAGCAGTTGTAGGTGATGCAAAGACTGGGCACCGCGTCCGGATCTCGCTTCTTTTCGTGCAAGTGCCAATCAACCGAAGTGACCACATACAGCTCCGGTTCCGGCTTGCCAGTGATCTTGCTTTCAGTGTCTGCTGTGCCCTCGTGATTGACTGGAAACGCCCAACCGCATTCCGGGCAAAACGCAGACCGTGCCGCACACTCGATACGGCATTTGTCGCACACCTTTGTTCCGCCTGCTCCCTCACGCTCGACCGGCTCGCCTTTGGTCCAACCCTTGCCCCCGGTGTAGCGTCCATAATCTGGTGAATCCAAACTTCCATGCCGTGCAATATTGCCCCCGAAGTCCAGCACCAAACAATCTTCTTTGCCATCTGCCTTGCGAAGTCCTCGCCCGACAATTTGAGCGAACAGCCCTGGCGACATTGTCGCCCGAAGAACAGCCAGTGCGTCAATGCGAGGAGCATCGAAACCAGTCGTCAGCACGTCGACATTGACGCACCACCGAAGTGCCCCGTTGCGAAAGTCTGACAGAATCCGGCTGCGTGTCATCGTGTCCGTTTCGCCGGTGACAACTTCGACCGCCTCGCCCGTCATTGTCTTCAGCATTTCGCAAACCTGTTCGGCATGGGCGATGCCAGCACAGAAAACCAGAATCGACCGACGGCCCACACATGCGTTTACAATCTCACTGCAGGCTAAAGTTACGTTCGAATCATTAGAAAAAACCCGCTCCATTTCAGCCGCAACAAACTCGCCGCCGCGAATTGAAACCCGGCTGGTGTCGACCGTGCCATCAGCAGGTTTGTTGGTCAGCGCGGACAGGTACCCTTCCGAAATCAGCGTCCCCGTCATCGACTCGTAGCAGACGCCGCTGAACAGTTTATCCTTTCCAGCAATCGACCCCTCCCCAGTCCGAAAAGGCGTAGCCGTCAAGCCCACAGCAAACAGCCGTTGATTTACTCGCCGCAGGTCTGACAAAAACTGGCCGTACATGCTCTCGGCATCGCCGGAAATCAGATGGGCTTCGTCGATCAGAATTAGCCCTCTCGCACCGAAATCTAAGGCCTTCCGATAAACCGATTGAATCCCCGCACAAATCACCGCCGAATCAAAGTCATGTCGACGAAGACCCGCCGAATTTAGTCCGACCTGCACGCCTGCCATCGCCGCTATCTTCTCAGCGTTTTGAACCAACAACTCCTTCCGATGGGCAAGACAAAGAACCCTCTGATTGAATTCCAACGCCTGCCGGATCAGCATGCCAATCACCACCGATTTCCCTGCTCCTGTCGGCAGTACGATCAGCGGATTTCCTCGACCGCTGGCCATCCATTCCCACGCCGCATGATTCGCCGCCTCTTGATAATATCTCGCCTGCATTGTTCCCCCTGTGGACAAAAAACCCGGCAGTGTGTGACCACTGCCGGGAATGATTATCAAAGTCTGACAGTACCAACTATGCGAAGGGATTCGGCTTCGATGTCTGACCGCTGAACCCGTCAGGGCTTGCGGTTGCTGTCACCGCAACGCCAGTCTGTTTCGGCTTGTAGCCCTTGACCTCATTCCGCAGTTTGCCTTGGTACTCTGACACGTCGACTACAGCCGTCAGCGTTCGATTATGAAGCTGCTCGCTCGTGTGTGGTGTCAACACATTCACCGCCCGACAAATAGCCGACAGCGTGCCCTGTGCAATCTTCGTCGCCTGTTCGTTTTTGTTCCACAGGTTCAACCTGTCGTACAGTTTCCGGCCCTTGAACTGGCCTTCTACAATCTGCAAAACCATGTTCAGCAGCGAGCCATCGCCCTTGCTTGTCGGCTTCTTCTCCGACTCCACGATTATCACCTGATACTCGCCTTTCGGCACTGCCGATGCTGGCTCGTTTGGTTCTATTCTTGACGCATCAAATCCCATCAAATCAGCCATTGGTCACCTCCGTTTTTTTGCTTGAACCATCAACCACAATGCCACCGATATTTGCCGCCGGAGCAGCCTGTGTGAAATACTGAGCATACGCAGCCCATGAAAAGTCGACCGTCTCTGGCATCGTCAGCCTGTTTTTCGCCAACGCTCCCGGCGTCTCTGTGCAACGAATCAGACGTTCGCCGCTACCCCCGGCAATCACCCTTTCTTTCCCGAAGCCTTCGTCCTGTTTGCGTGTGTGAACGCGATAGGATGCGAACAGGACCTCATCGCACCATTCTTGCAGCGTTGCCGCTGCTGTCTCGTGCAATGCAGGTTGATACCTGTCGTAACTGTCCGTCATCGGATCGGTGTACTTCTTCACGGCTGTGTGAGCCAGCAGAATCACACCCAGCTTTCGCTCGGATTCAGTACGCAACCAGTCCAGCATTGTCAGCATCTTGTCCCAGTATGCCATTGCTGATTTGTAGCCAGCGCCGTAGCCGATATCGCCGATCGTCGGCTTACCGGCTTCGCGTGCCACCTCGGCGTGAATCAGGGCTTCCAGCCAGTCGACCGAATCAATCGCCACCCATTTGAAATCATGCTTTTGGGTGGCAAGAAACGTCAGTGCTTCCATCACCTGTTCAAGACGGATCAGATGCTCTGTCTTTGCGACGTCGATGTCGTTCAACCCGTCTTCCAGATTCAGAAACAGCACGTCCGGAGCCTGTGCGGCCCACGACGACTTGCCAATTCCGTGTGTGCCGTATAACAGCACCCTTCGCGGTACGATCTTCTTGCCTCTGGTAATCTTCACGGTGTGTATTCCCCTTCTGTTGTGTCGGTCACAAAAACCACGGTGAAACCTTGTTGGCCCCACACTTTTCTGACAATCAATTCCCAAACTACTGCATCATCTGACCAGCACTCACTCAGGCCATCGAGTATCGCTTTCGCGATGTTGTCGCCGTCCGGCTTCTGTGTGTGCGGTTGCCCGTCGTGCTTCAACTTTTTCGCTTTCGTCCAGCTTTTGGGCATTTCGAAAACACATCCGATTGTGACCCTGACTGGGCCTTCCAGTTTTGGTTTTCTTGCTGATAGCTTTGCCGCAATGCTGCGGTAAACCACGCCGGGCGACTTTTGCGGAATGTAGTGCCTGACGCCCCATTTTGTCCGCACAGATCTTGCCCTCGGCATACCCGCAGGCTGGCCGAAGATTGTGATGTTCCAAGTTGTCATGCGGTTGCGTCCTCCAGTGCTTCGCGAACCATTCCCCGCCAATCTACGTCGCCCTGCATTTGCAAGAGTTCACGCAATGCAGACTTAAGTTCCTCAAACCTTGTCAGCCTGTCACTGACTGACAAAACGACCGGCTTTCGTTCTTCTTCAACGGGTCGATTCAGCGGCAGAATATCGGCCTCGATTGCCGCCTCTGTTGCAGACAATTCCGCTTCATGATCATCCCACATTTTGGCAATGCGTGCGATGCGACTTTGTTCGGCTTCTGCTGCCTGCCAATCCTGTTCGGCCTGTGTTTTGGCCGCTTCCGCTGCATGTTTCTCGGCTAATGCCTCAGCCTCTCGACGGTCGCTCTCAGCTTTCGCACGTCGCAGTTCCTCTAACTCCGCACGCTCGGCCGCTCGCTGTGCTTCCTCTTGCTTTCGTGCGTTCTCGGTCTTCACTTTTTCGAACGTGAACGAAGTCCATTCCAGTGCAGAAAGTGACCCCGCTTCTGCCTCCGGAAACACCCCGGCATTCTCTGGCCATGACATTCGCCGAACTGCCACACGCTCAACTCGCTCAGCCTCTGCTGCCTGGCGTTGCTGCTCCTCGTGCAGTGCCTCTTGATGCTTCAGGTGGATTTCAACCGGCTCAATGATGCTGCCGATTTCCTTCGCCACGCCGTTGACCGTGTCGATCCACTTTTTCGCCTCTTCATTCAACAGCTTTCGCCGCTTGTCGATGCTGGTACGCAACTTGACCACAGCTTTCCGGCCCTCGACGACCTTCTTCAAGCCGTGCACCTCAACCGTCAATTCTTTCAGCGGTCGCACCGTTGCCAGTGCATCAGCCTTGACCTGATGAAGTTCTGTTAACTGCTGTTCCCGTGATGTTTCCACCACTGGAGTTTCAGCCTGTTCTGTGATTCCGAATGCCTCTTCAATGTCATTCACTGCTCTGTCCCCTTTTGTGTTTTTGACTTATCAAACAACTCACCACGCAACACCTTCACGCCATTCGGGGCGTGTATCGCAATTCGAAAAGTCGAGCCGTCTTTCGACACGACTTTAACTCGGATGTCGTCACCTATGCAAATTTCTTCTTTAGCCTTTCGTCCCAACACCAGCCAGTTTTTTTCATGCTTCACAGACTCACCCCATGACCGCCAACACCCGTCAGCGCTTCCATGTTGCAGACCGGCATTTCCCAGCTGCTGTACCGGCCTGCCGATCGTCGCTCGTGCTCCTCCGGTGTCCACTCCCGGCGAATCTCCGCAGCCCGTTCTGCAATCTCGTCGGGTGTAGGATCAGTGATGCGAAGCGAAACTAATTCCCGTCGCATCTGCCACACGCTCCGCCCTGTCAGATTGTCCTCAACCATCAGGGCGATATCTTCGCCCTGTTGCGGCGTGATCGGTCTCGCCCAACGCCATCCGCTGACTGGCTTACCGCCTGGACTATCCGACAGTACTGTCACCCGCGTTTTTCCATCGTACATGATTGCAACGACATACCCGCAAGCCCACGCAGCAGTGGGCCTGCCGTCCTTTTCGGCTGATGCCAGTACATAGTCACCTAGTTTCGTGTCGTTCATTTCTGTCCCTTTCTTCGTTGTGTCAAAAACACCCCGCACAGCCGCATGATGCAGCGTAAGGGATCAGCTTACCAGTCAGCACCTTGCCGACTTTGCACGCTAT